TGGAGTAGAGAAGAACAAGTTAAATATAAGGTTTGTTCGGTTAAAGACTGTAAAGAATGGGGAAGTTTCGGAATAAATGAGAATAATCGCTATTATTTCCTTTGTGGTAAACATTATAAAGGGCAAAAAGCGTCTTGAGAAAGACGAACATGAAATATTTTTAGGTTCAGACACCTACTAATCTGTCAATGAACAATTTATGTGCATTGATATAGTTTATCCTTATAGATATATTAAATAAACAACACTTCAAAAAGGAACTTACATAAGTTCTAGCTTGTCAGGTTATGACATGGTGTTCATCCAGCTGGATTTTACTCTTGAAGTTTGTAAAAATTTTTTGTAGAAAGGGTATATGGCTATGACACCATCAGAAAAGAAGCACCATGATCTCCGTAAAGAGAACAAGGTATTAAAGAAAGAAGTTAGTGAACTAAACCTACAAGTTAAATTCTTAACTGATAGGTTAGAACTAAAAAACGAACAGCTGTTTGAATTAAGAACAGGAACTATCAACAAAACAGTTGATGAGTTTATTGAATTTAAAACAAAAATAATGGAGAAACAACCAAATGCCTAAAGTTGGAAAAAAAACTTTTCCTTATACACCAGCTGGTATGAAAGCTGCTAAAAAAGCTGCTACCAAAAAGTCTGTAAAGATGAGTGCTAAAAAGAAAAAGTAATATTGTCGGAAATAATCAGACCACCTGACTTTGATCCGATTGATGCTGAAGTAGATATTGATAATAGAAAGCAATTTCCTTTATCATTCCAAGATAGACAAAGATTAAGAAAGATAGTTAAGAAAGTTCATCTTAAATTTTTACCAGAGGAGTTATTAACTAATAAAGAAGCTGATAAAATGATAGAAGCATTAGGACCAAGTGTTAGGGAGAAGTTACTGATTGAGCATATTGCAAAAGTCAAGTAATGGAATTTAATTATAAACCCGATGGACAAACACTTAGAGGCTTTCTTAAATCAAACGATTTCTTTAGAGGACTTCGAGGACCAGTTGGTAGCGGTAAGTCAGTTGCTTGCTGTATTGAAATATTTAGAAGGTCACTTCAGCAGTCTAAAGGTAGTGATGGAAGACGAAAGTCTCGTTGGGCTGTTATCAGAAACACGAACCCTCAATTAAAAACTACAACAATTAAAACATGGCTGGATTGGTTTCCAGAAAATACCTTCGGACCTTTTAGATGGTCAATTCCCTATACACATCAGATAACTATTGGCGATGCAGACTTAGAAGTTATATTTCTTGCATTAGATAGACCAGAAGATGTCAAAAAACTTTTATCATTAGAACTAACTGGTGTTTGGGTTAATGAAGCAAGAGAATTACCTAAGTCAATCATTGATGCTTGTACTATGCGTGTAGGCAGATTCCCTTCCATGCGTGATGGTGGTGCATCATGGTATGGTGTTATAGCAGATACCAACGCACCTGAAGAAGATCATTGGTGGGCAGTCATGGCTGGTGATGTACCAGTGCCTGACCATATTGGTAGAGAAGAAGCCTTGATGTTAGTTAAGCCTGATAACTGGAGTTTTCATACACAACCCCCAGCATTGTTAGAAACTAAAGATGATAAGGGTGAACTAACAGGATATAATAGAAATCCTTTATGCGAAAATAAAAAATACATTACAGATGCTTATTATGAGAACATAGTTAAAGGAAAAACTAAAGGGTGGATTGATGTTTATGTAATGAATAAACTAGGATCATTAGAAGAAGGCAAGCCTGTCTATCCTAGTTGGAGTGAAGATATACATCTTAGTACAGAAGTAATTACTCCTTTTCCTACAGATGTTTTTATTGGTATTGATTTTGGATTAACACCAGCAGCAGTCTTTGGACAGAAACTATCAAGTGGAAGATGGGTAATCTTACAAGAACTTGTATGTTTTGATATGGGTATAGTTAGATTTACTGAATTATTGAAACATGAAATAGCTAAAACATATAAAGGATTATCAATAGACATCTATGGTGATCCAGCTGGAGACTTTAGAGTGCAGACAGATGAAGCAACACCCTTTCAAATTATGAGATCACAAGGAGTTAAGGCTAGACCAGCTCCAAGTAATGACGTTTCTCTGCGTATAGAGGCAGTAGAAACAGCTTTAAGTAGATTAGTAGAGGGTAAGTCTGGTTTTTTATTAAATAATAGTTGTGTGAACCTTAAAAAAGGTTTTAATGGTGGCTACCATTATAGAAGAATACAAACATCTGGAGATCGTTATGATGAAAAGCCTAATAAAAACAAATACTCCCATGTACACGATGCGTTGCAGTATATGTTAATGGGTGCTGGAGAAGGTAAACAGCTAACAGTAGGAATATCAACACCTAGTGCTGTAGTTAAAACTAGGGGTTGGAATATCTTTGACAAGAAGAAAAAGAAATCAGTATGGCAAAACAGAACAAATTTTTAGTTTATTTCTTTGAAAATGAAGATGGTCATAAACATACTAAGAAATTTAGAAAAGGATTTAAACACTGTGGGTGTATTAGTTATGATCCAACAACTAAGCATTGGCTAATTATAGAATATATATTTGGTCAAGTATTAGTAGAAACAATTACAGATAAAACAGCAGAAGCCTTTTTTAGAATGATTAGAATGAGAAACGGAGTAGTTTTAGATGGTCAAATGGAACATAAAAAGACTGGGTTTCCTAGCTTTATGGGGTCATGGATTAAAGAACATAGTTGTGTGAGTTATGTTCAACGATTAATAGGTTATAATAAATGGTGGATCTTTACACCCTATCAATTATATTGTGCGTTGAAAAAAGAAGGATATTCTGAGATAGATTTATAAACCTCATGGGAAATTTATTCGGTTCAACAAGATATAGAGAAACAGAAGCAGACAAAGCTCTGCGTGAAGATATTGAAAGAAAACGTAAAAAAGAAGAAGAAGAAAAACTTAGACTAGAAAAACAAGAAAAAAGAAAAAAGAAAAGAATGGGTAAAGGTTTATTAGGAAATAGAAGTTTATTTTCTAGTGCTGGACAACAAGGATATTTTAGAGATGGAGAAGAAATTTGAGTAGTAATACACCATCGTCATCAAAAAAGGGAATGTCTAATAAATCTGCTAAATCAAATGCAGTAGTACAAGGCATAAAAGCAGATCAATATGCTAAAAATAAATTAGGAATAACTGGACCTAATGTTAGTTATGAAGCTGGGCAAGTAGTAACAAGAGGTTTTACATCTTCAACAGTTCCTAGTCAAATGTATGGTGCAGACTATCAAGCAGCAAGAAATGAATATTTAGCTAGTCAAGGTTTAGGAACTGTCAGAGCTGATGGTGGTTTTATGGCTGGAGTACAAACAGATAAAGGATTAACATTTACAAATGCAACTAGAGGTGCATATGAAGCATCTAAAAGAGAACCAATGCCTTTATCTAGACAAATGTATGATTCACAACAAAGATTTAAACAAATAGCTGGTGCTATTGCTACAGGATTTACTGGTATGCCTTCATTTTATACTGCTGCATATATGTCTAGTAGGAAACCATATGCTGACTATATTGGTGAATTTTTAAATAAAAATAATCAAAGCACTAACAGAGGTGTAACAACTAATCAAAATAATAATAAAACTAAAACTGTTACTATAAAAGATACTCCCAAATTAGCAAGCGATCAAGATGCTGCTGCAAGAGGAGATAAAAAAGCATTAGCTAGAATACAAAAACTAGCAGCAAGTCAAACTGGTGGTAGTCCTAACAGAAAATTTTTAGTATCTTCAGCTAAAACATTTTTAGGTTCAATGAAATAATGCCTTATTTACCAACAGCAGAAGATGATACTCCTTATAGTGGAAACGATCCAAGAGTAGCTTCTTTTATTAAAAAATTTAAAGATGCTGAATATATATTTGATAATTGGAAAGATAAGTATGAAGAAGCATATGAATATACTATGCCTCAAAGAGAATCTTTTTATGACGAAACTATAGGCGAAAGAAGAACAGATAAAATATTTGATGAAACAGCTGTAGTAGGTATACAAGAATTTGCATCAAGACTACAAGCTGGAATGGTTCCAACATATGGTCGTTGGGCAAACTTTGAAGCTGGTTCTGAAATACCAGATGATGCAATACCACAAGTTAATGAACAGTTAGATGCTATTACTGAATATGTATTTGAAATATTAGGTGGATCTAACTTTAATCAAGAAGTACATGAAGCATTCATGGACTTAGCTATTGGAACTTCTGTTCTGTTAGTAGAAGAAGGAGATAGTCTTAATCCTATAAACTTTCAAGCTATACCTTTACCAAGAGTTATGCTTAACAATGGACCTGATAATAAAATAGATACAGTCTTTAGAACTAGATATATTAATTATAATCAGATTAAAACAGCATATCCTAAAGCAGAAATGTCTCCTGAAATGATGAAGAAGATTTCTGATGATGGGCATAGTAAAGCTAAAATAGTTGAAGGTGTTTTTAAATTATACGATAAGCCTAATGAAGAAAGATTTAAGTACTGTGTAGTTTGTATGAGTATGCAAGAAATGATTTTTGAAAAAGAATTAAAAGGTATTGGTTCAAATCCTTATATTGCGTTTAGATGGAACAAAGCATCAGGAGAAGTTTATGGTCGTGGTCCAGTATTTAATGCAATGGCTGCAATTAAAACTACAAACTTAACAGTAGAACTCATCTTACAAAATGCTCAAATGAGTATATCTGGTATCTATACTTTTGAAGATGATGGAGTAATAAACCCAGAAAATATTGCACTACAGCCCGGTAGTCTAATCCCTGTAGCACCAAACAGCAGAGGATTACAAGCACTACCAGCAGCTGGTAGATTTGATGTAGCTCAATTAATCTTAGGAGATATGAGAGCAAATATTAAAAAGGCTTTATACATGGAAACATTAGGTAGACCTGAAGGTACACCAATGTCAGCTACTGAAGTAGCAGAAAGAATGTCTGATCTATCACGACAAATAGGATCATCATTCGGAAGATTACAATCAGAGTTTGTAACACCCTTACTAAGAAGGGTAATTAGAATATTAACTAAACAAGGTAAGATAAAAATACCTACAGTTAATGATAGAGAAGTGAAAGTAGTATCTACATCACCTCTTTCTAAAGCACAACATCAACAAGATATAGCTGATGTTATGAGATTTTCAGAAATACTTGGAACTACATTCGGGCCAGAAATGTTAAACATGGTAGTAAAACAAGACGAAATAGCTAGGTATTTAGTAGATAAAATGAATTTACCTGAAAAATTAATACGAACAACAGAAGAGCAACAAGAGGTTGTTCAACAGTTGCAATCGCAACAACAACAAGCTAATATGCAACCTAATGAGTTGGAAAGACCTACAGAACAAGAAATCCAATAAACCTGAATCTACAGAAATAGATCAGATATTTACTTCAGTCTTTAATCAAGTTAATGGTAAAAAAGTAATTGAGTATTTAGAATCTATAACTATAAATAGTATATGTACTCCACAAGCCACTGATTCAACATTATGGCATTTGGAAGGACAGAGATATTTATTACACATTATTAAAAATAAAATAAAACGAGGTGCAAACAATGAGTGAAGATCAAGTAAATGAAAATACGACAGAAGAAAATACAACAGAAGAAAGTACTTCTGATATTCCTTCTTATGTTCCTGAAAAATTTTGGAACAGTGAATTAAGTGAAATCAATGTAGAAGAAATGGGTGCTTCTTATAAAGCATTAGAAAAAAAATTAGGTCAAAGAACAGATGAACTGGCTGGTACTATTAGAGAAGAAGTATTAGCAGACATTAAAGGTCAAGCACCTGAATCATACGAAATAAAAATACCCGAACTACCTGATGGTGTTCAAGTAGATGTAGATCCAGAACAACCTTTATTGAAATGGTGGGAAGAAACTGCTAGATCAAAAGGATTAAGTAACGATGATTTTAATAAAGGCATTGAGGCTTTTGTTAATAATGAAATTTCTGGGTTACCTGATAAAGAAACACAAATAAATTTATTAGGCGAGAATGCTACACAAAGAATTGAATCTGCTGATTTATGGGCAAAAAAAAATTTAACTGAATCAAGTTATGCAGCTATGGCTAATATAGCCAGTACTGCTGATGGGGTTAAAGCAATAGAAGAAATAATGAGCCTTAACAAAGATGCTCCTATTCCTAGTACAGAAACTAAAGTAGATGTATCTCTTGATCCTTTAGACTTAAGATCAATGATGGCTGATGAAAGGTATTGGAAAGATGGAGCAAAAGATCCAGCATATATCAAAAAAGTTACTAACCTTTACGAAAAATATTCGCAAAAAAAAGCGTAAGAAAGTTAAAATACTATGGAGAGATGCTATCAGCCATTCTGAATGGCTTTCTCCTAGTGAAGCAAAACTATATAAACCAGCAATAAATACTACTGAAGGTTATTTATTAGAAAAAAATAAAGAATCAACAATAGTTTATATGTCATATAATGATACTGATGTTGGTGATCTTACTGTAATTCCTACAGAAAATATTAAATCATTTAAATTTGTGCGTTGAATTATTAAGTTATCTATGTAACTGATAACTTAATAAGACCTCAGATGGCATTAGGATCGCCCTGAAAAGGATAACGATTGCTTCCAAACGAGATAATCTTTTTACATAAACAAATAACTTAAAAGGAGTTAAAATGAGTGCATCTATAAGTAATGCTTTTATTACTCAGTTTGAAGCTGAAGTACATATGGCATACCAAAGAATGGGAAGTAAGCTCAAAAATTTAATCCGTACAGTTAATGGTGTATCAGGTGAATCCGTTAAGTTCCAAAAAGTAGGAACAGGAGAAGCAACAACTAAAGCAAGACACGCTGAGGTTGTAGCGATGAATATTTCACACACAAACGTAACAGCAACACTTGCTGATTACTATGCATCAGACTATGTGGATAAATTAGACGAGCTAAAAACCAACATAGACGAAAGAGCAGTTATTGCGAATAACGCAGCATATGCTCTTGGTCGTAAGACTGACAGTATCATTACAACAGCAATGTCTTCTGCTACTACAGTAGCAAACAATGCTGGTGCAAATGGTGCATCTGTAGCAACTGATATGAATGTTGCAAAGTTCAAAGATATGCAAGCTCTATTTGGGAACAACGATGTTCCTGATGATGACCAGAGATATTGGGCTATTGGTCCAACTCAATGGGGAGATTTGCTTGCAGAAGATAACTGGTCAAACCTAGACTACATTGGTCCTAGCCAATTACCTTTTGCTGGAATGAATTATACTGCTAAGAGATTTTTAGGTTTCTTAACATTTGTTCATTCAGGTCTTGATACTTCTGGCTCTACAGACAGACATACTATTGCATGGCATAAGTCATCAATGGGTCTTGGTGTGGGTTCTGAAGTTAGAACTGAAGTAAACTACATTCCTGAGAAAGTAGCTCATCTATTAACATCATACCTATCAATGGGTTCAATCCTAATTGATACTAATGGTATTCGTGTACAGAAGTGTGCAGAATAATAAGGAGATAAAAATATGGCTTACGCATTAGCAAACCCCGTAAAAAAAATCTCCCAGATGGGTGATTCCAATTCAATGTGGTATTACACCGATGGCGATGCTATTGGGGATATTGACAACGATGATTATTTTATCTTGTCTTACAAAGAATTAACTGCTGGAGATATTATTATTGTAAATAGTGGTGGATCAAACGCTGTTGTAGATATATTAATTGTATCTGTAAACGATGGTGGATCTAACCTAAATACAGTATTACTAGCATAATTTATTTAGATGTGGGGGAGTAATCCCCCACACAATGAAAGGTAAAAAATGGCAATAGGTATAGCAGCAAAAGCATTAGCGAAAAAATTACTTAAAAATAAAAGTCTTAAAAAAGCGATTAATGTAACTACAAAACAAACAAACAAATTAAAAGAAGCAGTAAAAGTAAACACAAAAAAAGTTACTGGATCTGCTGCAGTAACTGGTGCAGTTGCTAAAGCAAAACCAGCTGTTAAAAAAGCAGTAGATAAAACTAAAGATGCAGTTGCTAAAGTAAAAGAAAAAGCAAAACCAGCAGTAGATAAAGCTAAAGAAACTGCTAGAGCTGCATCTGTTAAAGCTCGTAGAAAAGCTGGACCAAAAGTTAGAGATACTGCAAAAAGAGTAGCAAGAGGAACTGCTGCCGCAACTGGTGGTGCTTTAGGATTAGCTGGTGGAATGGCAGCCGCACCTACTCTTGGTGGTGCTGTTTTAGGAGCAACTACAGGCTTTGTAAGTGCAAAAGATCCAATAAAAGGTGCTAAAATAGGTGCTGGTGTTGGTGGTGCTTTAGGATTAGCTGCAACTGGTGCGTTAGCTGCATCTATGCTAAAATCTTCTACACCTAAAGAAGCAGCGGTAGAAATAAAAAAAGATTCTAATGGTAGTTATGTAACTAGGTTTAAAGATGATAATAATAATCTTTTTGCTAGTACAAAACAAATTAGTGGTAAAGATTTAGATGAAGTTAGAAGAGGTATTGCAATATTAGATTCTATTCTTTTAAGTGAAGATCCTAGAAAACAACAAAGACAATTTTCACAAATAGCTGCATATTTAAATCTTAAACATGGAATAACAACAATACAAGGAAAAAATTTAAATATAGTTATGCCTCAAGGATTAAACGAAAGAGGTAATAAAAATATGTTAATTTCAAGTCCTAGGTTTTAATATTGGCAGTAACTAAAGTAGATATTGCCTCAAGAGCTTTAGTATTAGTAGGAGCTAATCCTATATCTTCTTTTACTGATAACTCTACAGAAGCCTTAATTACAAATACTATTTATGAAGAAGTAGTAGAATCTACTTTAGCAGAATCACATTGGAGATTTGCTATGGGTCAAAAACAATTATCTTTATTGGCTGATGCTCCAACAACTAGATATGAATACGCATATCAAATGCCTAGTGATCCAGCAGTTATTACAATTATGACTGTAACTAATAATGACAATCCTATTCCTTATGCTAGATATGAAGATAAAATTTATCTAAATGGATATGGTTCTAGTAGTAAAGTATATATGGATTATGTATTTAGACAGGATGAATCTTTATTCCCAACATATTTTAGATTAGCTTTAATATATAAACTAGCTAGTGCTTATGGTGGTTCTTTAGGTAGAGATGCAGACTTAATTAATTCTTATGAAACTAAAGCAGAAAGACAGTTAATCAAAGCTAGAAATATTGCTTCTCAAGAAACAACTACTAAGAAGTTAAATACTACAAGATTTATAGCTGAGAGAAGGAGTAGTCGAAGTGGGCTTGTTGATTATTAATGCCCAGAAAAGTCAGACAAGTATTTACCAACTTTTCAGCTGGAGAGCTTAACCCTTTACTTAACGCAAGAACAGATGCTAAAGCATATTTTGAAGGTGCTAGGCAATGTAAGAACTGGTATCTTTTAGATGAAGGTGGTGTCATGCGTAGACCAGCCACACAATTTACAGCAGAACTACCAGCAGAAGCTAGAATTATTCCTTTTATTTTTGCAGAAGACGAAGTAGCAATTTTTGCTTTATCTAATAATAGACTAGATGTTTACAATTCTAGTGGTACTGCAATAGCATCTAACATTACAAGTAATTGTAATTGGACTACAGCACAACTCTTTGAATTAAGTTATGCTCAATTTGCTGATACAGTATTTATCTGTCATAGAAACAATCCCATTGTACAAATTAAAAGAACTGCTGCTTCTACATTTTCAGCAAGTTTATATGCCTTTGAAGAAGACGACAGTGTTACAGTAGGTGGTATTAATAAAACATTACAACCATTTTATAAATATGAAGAACCTACTATTACTTTAACACCAGCAGCAACAAGTGGTACAGGAGTAACTGTTACTGCAAGTTCAAGTGTATTTACCTCAGACCATAATGGAACATATATTCGGATTGGTGGTAAACAATGTAAAATAACTGGGTATACAAGTGGAACTCAAGTTGCTGTAACAATTTTAGAAACATTAGCTGCAACGACTGCTGAAACAGATTGGGAAGAACAATTAATATCTGCTGTTAGAGGTTATCCTCAAGCAGTTACTTTCCATGATAATAGAATTTGGTTTGCTGGTATAAAAGATGCACCTTCTTCTGTTATAGCATCAGAGATAGGAGCATACTTTAGTTTTGATTTAGGTACAGGATTAGCCAATGAAGCAATTAATGTTAATATAACTGCTGATACTGTAAATGAAATTAGGCATTTAATATCAGGTAGAAACTTACAAATCTTTACAGATTCTGGAGAATATTATATTCCACAAAGTACAGACAGTGCTATTACACCAGCAAGTATATCTTTTTTAAGACAAACACCTTATGGATGTAATAGAGCAAAACCAACTCCTTTTGATGGTGCTACTATTTTTACATCTAAAAATGGCAAGTCAATTCGTGAGTATGTTTTTTCAGATTTAGAACAAGCATATAAATCTAATAGTATTTCTGTATTATCTTCTCAAGTTATTGACAATCCTAAAGATATTACAATGATGACTGGTAATGAAGAAAGACCAGAGCAATTTGCTTATTTCCTTAATAGTGGTACTACATTAGATGGGCAAATAGGAGTTTTTCATAGTATTAGAGATGAAAAAATAGCTGGTTGGACTATATGGAGTACTAAAACAAATGATAAGTTTTATAGTATAACTTCTGTTAATGAATTTTTATTTGTTGTTTCTAAAAGAATATTACCTTCAGGTACTAAATATTTATTAGAAAAGTTTAGTAATGATGATTCAATAACTGTAGATTGTAGTACAACTACTACAGTATATCAAAAAGGATCACCAGCTGTAAAAGGTGGTAGCCAATCAGGAACAACATTATTAATGGATGGGATTACTACTGCACCAGCTATTCAAGAAACATTTACTATTGCTGGGAATGCTACAGAATACACTATTCAAGCAGTAACTAATACAGCAACAAATGAATATAGTTTACAATTAGATAAATCATTAGCGGCAACTCCTTCAGATAATGCTGTAATTACAATAGTAAAAGGATTTGTACATACTGTTAATGCTATTTACGAAGCCACAAATGTTGTAGAAGCAGTTTATGGAAATGGTGCGTTGGGATCATATACTATTGATGCTAATAATAGAATTACTTTGGCTAATGCTCCACAACCTACAGGCGTTAGAGTAGGATATAACTTTACGCCTATATTAGAAACAATGCCTATTGATAAAGAAATTGATACTGGACCATTGACAGGACAGCCAAGAAGGATTAATAAAGCTATAATAGATATTTCAGGGGGGTTAGACGTAACAATGAAAGCTGCTGACTTAACATCTAAAGAATTAATAATTCAACAAGCAGATTTTAATATTGGTACAGATTTAGCATCAGTAGGTGGTAAAAAAGAATTTACTTTTCTGGGATATAGTAAATCACCAACAATAACAATATCACAAGATAGTCCTCTACCTCTAAAGGTATTAGGATTGGCAATGGAGATACAATTCGCATGAGTGCTAATGCAGCAACATTAATGTTAATATCATCTGGGATATCAGCTGTAGGAACATTATCATCTATGAGATCGCAACAAGCTGCTCTTAATAGAGAAAATTATAGAATAGAAACAGAATCACAAATGGCTAAATTAGCAGCCTTACAAGAAGAAAATGCTAGAACTCAATATGCTAAAAAAGAAATAGCTAATAACTTAGCTTACCAATCTATAGCTGGGTATGCAGATGATAGTATGTCTTTTTTAAATATGAATAAACAAGTTATTGAAAATAGAAATAAAGATATATCAGATATTAGATTAATGGGAAAATCTGTTGATGTAAAATTTAGACAACAAGTTTTTGAAAATGAAGCTAGAACTCAGGCAGTTACATTTGGTGGCTATACTTCAGCAGTTGCACAATTAGTAAATGGTTACGGAAATTATAAGTGGTATAGTTAATGGCATTAACATCAGGCGAAAAACAAAAACAAGCAACAGTTAGTTCTATACAAAGTAGAATGGGAGTTGTTGATACTTATAGTGGTGAAAATCCAATAGGGTTAGCTGCAAAAAATGCATCAGCTGTTTTAGATGTCTTTGCAGAAAGAGAAGCTAAAAAAGAAGAATTATCTTGGAAAACAGATTTTAAACTTAAAAGCAGAAATCATTTATTAGAACTTGCAAGAAAACATTATGATGATCCTGATGCTTTCACAAAAGAAGCTGATACTTATAGAAATACTCTTATTACTGCAGCACCTACTAGGTTTAAAGAATATGCAAAAGAATACACAGGTAATATAGCATTTGAATATGGGGATAATATTTGGAAAGAAGCTAAAGCTCAAAAAGAAATATTAGAATTTTCAAATTGGCAAAAACAACACTCAAATTTTCTTGCTGATATGAATGAAGGTATTATGAATAAAAACTCATTTGAAATGCAAGATTATTTTACGCAAAGTTTGAAACCTCAAATGGCAGATGAAATAAGTGATTATGAAACTTTTTATGATTCTGTAGATTCTAGTATACAGGCTTTGTTAGCTGATAAATTTGGAACGCCAGATGTATTTGCAAAAACTGTAATGATACAAGCTGAAACAACAAGATTAATTAGCATAGCAAACAAAGAGTTAATACAAGCACAAGTAGATGATTCTAATATGATTCAAGCTAATGGGGAATATCCAGAAGATTATATTACAGAAGTATCTAAAGTTAATGATAAACATGCCAAATGGGGAGAAAATTATTTAGACAATCCAACACATGATGAAGAAGATGCAAGTGTTTTAAAAGACACTGACAGAAACGATAGAATGGTTATTTTAGAGCAAGTACAAAAATTTACTACTGATTGGAATCAAAAAAACGAAAAAAATGTATTAAAACAAAATACAATATTAGAAGTAGGAAAACAAGAAGAAGTAAAAAATATAATAGCCTCCATAAAAAATGGATCAACTTGGGATTCTAGCGAGTTACGAGCATATGGAATATCCCAAGGTTTTAATGAAAGTCAATTAACAAACTTACAAAATGAAAATTTACTTCAATTACAAATTGATTCAGTGTCCAAAAGTATTGGAACATATAAAGTAAGTAAAGAAACTGGCAATTATGATTTTATAATAAACAAGGATTTCACGCAAGGCGACATAATAAAAACACTTCAAACGAATACAAAATGGTTACAAGACAAAGGTGTAGAAATTACTTTAGAGGAATTTACAGATAGAGTAATGATGAGTAATATGTATAGTGTCTTTAGTATATTAAATCCAGAAGCAACATATCAGGATTTTCTATCTATGGATCTTGATACTGTTATAACTAACCAACCTATTTCTAATAATAATTTTTTAACTAATGCCTTAGTAAAGATAACAGATAAATATGGCTCTGCACCTAGTATGTTATTAGAGTATTTTGATACTTATGACACTTTTAATTTTGAATTAGCAGATGATAGACTTAGATTAAGAAATATGGCTGCATTTGCAAATAATTTATATTTAAATAATGGTAGATTCCCTATTCCATTAGGAGATGATGAAAAAGCTAATAAAGCATTTGAAGCATTAGTAGATTTACACCAAGAATTTCTAAGAGTAGATAAAACAAATCCTGATAGATTAAATTTAAATGAAAGAGAAATAAATGATACTATCGATATAGCTGATTATGAAAAATTTATTGTAGAACAATGGACAGCAAAATATTTACCAAATCAAACAAAATTAGATGAAAGAATAACAGATATACGAAATTTTATTAACGATAATGATATAGACCTTACTGGTATGATGGCTGATTATTTTAAAGATAGAGAAGAAGATGGTCCGTGGTATGGTTTATTTTTTACAGATCAAGGATTATTAACTGGTAATCCTGAAATTAATTTGGTTGGAGATGATGCAGATTTAATACCTGAATTTAATTTAGTAATGGAATTAGCTGGTGATGAAATATATACAAGATTAGCGTCTAGTATAGACAGCACTAGAGGATTAAGTGAACAAGTAATTAGAAACCAAATAAACAAACAATTACCTTATCTTTTAATGACTTTAAGATCACAAGGTTGGGGTTATGATGAAAATACTGGATGGTCAATGCAATAATGGGTCAGCTAGTAAAATTTCCAATGTTTCAAACTTATACTCAAAAAGGATTAACAAAAGATCAAATTAAATCAGATGCAACAATGACTATTATTAACAGAGGTTTAAGAATGTCAAATTCAGAAAGATTAGCATTAGGTGTAAGTGAAGATTTTTGGACAGCAGAAAATGTATTAGGTCTTTGGGATAACGGAAGAATTAGATTTGATTATGATCCAAGAAGTATTGGAGATCCAACATATAGAATATCTATGGACTTAGATGGAGATGGATTGTTTATGGCTTTAAATAATCCAACAGATCCAGATATAAGTTTTAAACCAGAAGCAAATAGAACATTAAATGGTTCTTTAACTTTAGAAGGAGTTAGAGCAGAATTTCAAAATGAGGCTTGGGAAAATTGGATGAATACATTTCCAACTGAATCATTTACTCAAAAATATATGTTTGATCCAGTATCAGAAGTGCCATTTGTTATGTCTACTTTAAAAGGAATGTTTAACCTTATGTATAATGGATATAACAAAGGAAAAAATGGTGTAGAAGATGTAGCTAGAATGTTTAATGACATAGATTGGCTACCAGATGTAGAGTTTGATATGAATACTGTAGAAAGACAATTACAAGAAAATCAAATTAATTTTCTTACATACCAACAACAAAAAGAAGAAGGAATTTTTGATGAAACTATATCTGGTAAATTTGAAGGAAGCGAACAAACAGCATTAGGATTTGAAGACACAGGAACAAGTATATTATTTAGTACTATTAATGACCAAGAAGGTGGCTTTCGTTCTTATGCATATGATTCTGGATATACAGCAGATAGAAATAAAACATTTATTCCCGGTGTTAGAGGTGTTGGTGGTGGACCAATAGAAATGGCAGCTAAAGATAGTAAAATACATAAAGCAGAATATGATTTAATGATGTCTGAAATTGGTGATCCTACTATTGGTACTGGGCTATCATTAAAAGATCCTACTGTTATTAAAGAATTACAAAATCTTGGATATAATATTGATAAATTATTAACTGGCGAACAATCTTTAACTAGAAAAGATAATAATATTGTAATGATGAAAATGATAGATCAAAAATTAAATATAGTAAGTGATCTTGTTGGTATTCCTGTTAATGAATTAGCAACAAATAAAAATGCTTATTTAACTATTGGGTTAATAAAACTAGCATACAATAGTAGTTCTTGGATTGGTCCTAGATTTCAAAAAGCATTAAAAATGTATATAGAAACAGGAGATGAAAAATGGTTAGGTACTTTTAGTAGTTATAATTCAGGTTCTAATGAATTTTATTCAGAAGATCGCCCTAAAATATTAGGTGGTCCTAATAGAAAAGAAATTGAACAATATGAACCAACATTATTAAATGAATTATGGAATGATGCTGAAAGCATGAATGCAAATGGAATGGGTGGTTTTCTAACAATGATGGAAGATGTAGGTGGTTTTATTACTGCTTGGTCGCAAGGTCAAATGACTTATTTCCCTGAATTGCAAATTGCGGCTTCCCCACAAATTAGTAAAAAAAATAAGTCAGTTTTAGATTAATGGGAGAGTTTAGTCCTTTAGGAGATCAAAATGTAAGAAGACCCAATATTAGTGGTAGACCTGATCCTACAGATCCCATAAATTATTTTCAAGGGTTAAGAGATATAGGAGCTGGTTGGGCAGATGAAAACATATTTGGAATTGGTTATAAATATATTGTAGATGCTAGTGTAGCTGAAGATGATACAGAATTTGTAAGAGATACTAATTACAATATATTCCAAGATTCTCAAATTAAAGGATTAGAACCATATATAGGTAATTTCTTACATAGTAAAAGTAAAAAACATACTACAAGATTAATTTCTAAATTTATTAAAAATGCTAAAAACCAAAAAGGTTCTCCTTCTTATATAGTAGGTAGAATATTAGGTGGATTTACAGATCCTACTAGTCTTTTTGCATTTACAAAAGCTGGTAGTTTTTTATTTACTGGTAATAAATTATCAAAATCAATTAAATTAGGAAGTATGATAACTGTTGAAGAAAGTATTAAACAGGGATTAAGCGATACAAGAGCATGGGAAGATACTGTTTTAATAACAGCAAGTGGTTTTGTTATCCCAGCATTATTTCCATCATTTAATAATAAATTAGCTGGTAAGAAATTTGATGAAACTGCTGATAAATTAGATAACATGGACACACATTATTCTAATAGCCAATATGTTGGTGGTGGTATTTATAAAGATAAATCTGTTGGTGCGGCTCAAATAGGAAAAGTTAGAACTGAAACAGAATGGATAAAAGCTAATCAAATTGAAACTACTGGGTTAGGTATATTTGGAGAAAAATCTGGGTTTACACCAGTATTTAGAGTATTAAATAAAGGTGAATTAGACCAACAAGATTTTATTACTACTGTATTAGAAAGTCCTTTATTAACTAAAGGTAATTTTGAAGGAATACAATCTGGACCCACTATTGAAAGAAAAGTAAAATCTCGTCATTACATGATTAAGATTAGTGATGATGCTGTTATGGCTGAATACAATACTTATCTAAAAAGACTTGGTAAAAATGAACAAAATATTTTAGAAAAAACTATTAATACAAAATTAGGTACAGGCTTAGAAAAAACTGGTGTAATGACACCTAGAGAATTTTCTGCTGCTGTAACTAGAGCTAGATTAAATCCTAATTTACCAGTTGCACCTGAAGTAAGAGCTGCTGCTAAACATACTGAAGATTTGTTTTATGGTCCATTAGGAAAAGAATATCAAGAAAGTGGTATAGCTGTTGCATGGCATACATATCAAATTGATAGATTAAATGGTTTTATTAGAAGAATGGAATCAAATAAAAAAACAGATCGTAATCAATTAATGAATTTAATAGCTATCAGAAACAAAATTCAATCTAAATTAGAATTAATGCAAAACACAGGAATACAACTTAGAAAAAATTATATTAATCCATTATACAGAAGAGATGCAATAGAAGCTAATCCAGAACTTTTTAAAAAAATAATGAGAGAAGAATTAGAAAAATTAATGGGTAGAAATCTTAATAAAGATTTAAACAAAGTAACTGGAAGATTTTATGATGACAAAAAAAAATGGTCTATACAGCAAACAAACGATTTAATAGACGATATTATTGAATCATTTATGCAATATCAACCTACTCTTAGATTAAGAGATATTGATGATGTACTTACTAAAATACCAGATGAAGCAATAGGAGAAGTTAATAAAATATCTAGTAGATTTTTAGGGAGAGATTTAGATATTGATTATACAAGATTAATGAAAGAAGGATTTATGGAAGATGACATAATGCTTCTACAAAGACATTATTTTAATCAAGTAGTTCCTGATATAGAAATAACAAAAGTATTTGGTGATCCTATGGGGTACGGAACTAGATGGTCAACAACCAATCAATATTCTGAAGGTTTAATTCAAATTACTGACAATATGTTAAGAAAAAATGGTAATTATAATAGATATTATAATCAAAAATTTGATGCAAAAGCAAAACCAATAGGTGATTATTTAACTAAAGAACAAATAAGCATCTTAAAAGATTTAGATGCTTCTATACATTTAATTAGAGGAACATATGGTTTAGCACAAGATCCTAATAGAACTTTTAGTAGAGGTCTTAGAATGATGAAGCTGTATAATGCTACAACTATGCTTACTGGTATAGCACAAGTAGTAGATACAGCTAGATTAGTTATGATTAATGGCATGGGTAAAACATTTAAAATACAAGTAGAAATGTTCCAAAGTGGCATGGCTAAAGAAATACTTAAAATGTCTAAAAACTCTACACAGTTAGGTGGTGAAGCATTAGACATGATAGATAGTTCTAGAGCAATGGGTATGTATGGTATGGAAGATGCTTTCGGTGTATTTAATAAAATGGAAAGAGGAATGAGCAAAGTAGGAAATGTCTATTTTACATTTTTAAATGCTAGTAACCCATGGAACGCTTCAGTAAAAACTATGGCTGGTTTTTATAATGGTACTAGAATAATAGAAAATGTAGAAAAAATAGCATTAGGAAAAAAAATATCTAAGCTCAATAGAGCTAGATTAAGTTTTTTAGGAATAGATGATAGTATTGCTAGAGAGATATATAAACAATATCAAAAACATGGTGTTGGTAAAAATGGTAAAATAGCAACAAAAGCAGATGGTAATGATTTTAAATATATGCGTGTCGCTAATAGTGATGCTTGGGACGATACTGTAGCAGCAAAAAAAGCTGCTGAAATATATCATCAAGGATTATCTAAACAAGTAAATGTAGATATTGTTACTCCAAGTAAAGGAGATATTCCTCTCTGGGCAAATGGTGAAATAGGTGGTGCTATAGCACAGTTTAAAAAATTTGGTGCTGCTGCTACACAAAGAATGTTAATGCGTGGATTACAAGAAAAAGACATGAATTTTATGCAAGGTGTTTTCTTATTAATGGGTGCTGGTATGATGGTAGATGCATTTAGACAACATCAATTTGGTAGAGATTATAGTAAAAAACCTTTTGGTCAAAAACTAGTAGATGGTTTTGATAGATCAGGATTAGGTGGTATTTTTTCTGATATAAATAATGCAATAGAAAGATTAGGTAATAATCAAATAGGTTTAAGACCATTATTAGGTGGTAAAAAACCTTATGGTACATATAAAGATATATTAAATAATCCTATTCCTGATGTGTTAGGCCCGACTGCAAGTCAAATTACAAATATTGCAGATGTTATGTGGACATGGGGAACTGGTAAATACAACCATCACACAGCAAGGAATGTGCGTAGACTAGTACCATTCCAGAATGTATGGTTTTTGGATTCATTATTCGATCAATTGGAGAAAAAAGTATTAAGATAAATGGCAATAGCAATATCAGACACCTCACCTAGAGTACAATATACAGCAACTGCTAGTCAAACTTCATTTACAGTTCCTTTCGAGTTTTTTGCAGATTCTGATCTAATAGTTAAAAAAACTGCTGTAGCTGATGGTGCTATTACCACTTTAGTTTTGGCAGCCAGTCCTTCTTCTGCTACTCAGTACAGAGTTACTGGTGCTGGAGTTACTGGTGGTGGTTCAATTACACTAGGTGGTGGTGCCACAGTTAATGACAAATATACTATTACTAGAAATTTACCTATATCTAGAACTACTGATTTTGCTACTACTGGTATTTTCCCAGTCGAATCTTTAAACACAGAATTAGATAAAATTGTTGCAATGATGCAACAACAAACTGTTGATATTAATTTATCTCCAAGAGCAGCCTCAACCACATCTACTGCTTATGGATTAATATTTCCAGAATTAGTAGCCAATAAAATATTAACAGTTAATAGTGGTGGTACTGCTTTAGAGTTTAGTCAATCAATTACAGATGTAGCAACTGTTGCTGGTATTGCTAGTGATATTACTACAGTAAGTGGTATTGCATCTAATGTTACTGCTGTTGCTGGTAATGCAACTAATATTAATGCTGTTGCAGCTGATGCAACTGATATAGGTGCTGTTGCTGGTAAAGCCACAGAAATAGGTAGATTAGGTACAGCAGACGCTGTAGCAGATATGGCTATCTTAGGAACTGCTGATGTTGTTAATGACATGAATGTTTTAGGTAGTTCTGCAACTGTAACTGCTATGAACTTATTAGGTACTTCTGATGTTGTATCAGATATGAATACCCTAGCCACAGCTGACATAGTTTCTGATATGAATACTTTAGCAACCGCTGATGTTGTTGCAGATATGAATACTCTGGGTACTGCCGATGTAGTATCTGACATGAATACACTTGCTACTTCAGATATTGTAAGTGATATGAATACTTTAGCTACAAGTTCTAACGTAACTAACATGGACACAGTTGCAACAAATATTACGAATGTAAATACAGTTGCTGGAATTTCATCTAATGTTACGACAGTAGCTGGAATGAACTCTGCAATTAGTACAGTAAATTCTAATTCATCAAATATTAATACAGTAGCTGGTATATCATCAAATGTTACTACTGTTGCTGGAATATCTAGTAATGTAACCACAGTAGCTGGTAATAATTCTAATGTTACTACTGTTGCTTCTAATATTTCAGATGTTAATAGTTTTGCCAATACTTATAGAATTGGATCAAGTGATCCATCATCATCTTTAGATGAAGGTGATTTATTTTACAATAGCACAAGCAATGCATTAAAATATTATAATGGAAGTGCTTGGGTAAGTATTACTGCCGATACTGATGCTTTAGTTAAAGTATCTAGTAATGATACAACTGCTGGTTATCTTAATGGTAAGCTAGTAGCTGGATCAAATATTTCTTTTACAGAAAATAATAATGGTAGTAATGAAACATTAACAATAGCTAGTTCAGGAGCTTCATTAGATGATGCCACAGCTCTAGCAATAGCATTAGGCTAGAAAGGATAGAATGGCTAATACATTTAAAATAAAAACTAATGATGCTATGCCATCTAGTTCTGGTACACCTTTAACACTATACACAGTACCAAGTTCTACTACTTCGGTAGTATTAGGATTATTACTATGTAATATTCATACAGCTGAAGTAAATGTTAGTGTTAAAATTGAATCAGATACTTCTGATACGGAAACAAATCAAACTGTGTTCGTAGTTAAAAATGCACCTATTCCAGTTGGTGGTACTCTTGAAGTACTAACTGGTTCTAAGGTGGTATTACAAACTACAGATGTTGTTAAAGTTGATTGTTCTGTATCTGCAAAAATAGATGCAGCATTATCAATAATGGAGATTACATAGATTGGGATATATAGGCAGAACACCTACAGGATCTATACTTACTGGTGCAGATATAGCAGACGGATCTATATCTACAGCTAAGATAGCAGACACAGCAGTTAGTACAGCTAAGATTGCTGATGATGCAATAGGTAATACTAAGTTAGACCTTACTGCTAACTATGCTTTTACTGGCACTATAACTGGTACACCACAAGATATGGTATTGTTAAGTACAGTAGATGCTAGTAGTGGAACTTCAGCAGTAATTTTTAATAGTTCTGTTGTAACTACTGCATATAAACATTTTTATATTGTTGGTCATAGAATTTATGGTTCTTCAAATTCAGTAAATTTTGAATTTTCACTATCAGATGATAACGGAAGTACTTTTACTAATGATTGTAAAAGAGGACAAGTGTATAGAAATTTATATTCAGGTTCTTCTTTTGGGCATGAACAATCAACCACAAATAATGGAAAAGCTGTAATAGGTGGTTCTATTGCTGACAGCACTGCTGGTGGTAGTTTAAATCTATGGGTTAATGGTAGTGCTTATTCAACTTGGAAATATATTAATTATTTATTTGGATTTAGACATAGTGGGGGTGAAGCATACGCTACCAATGGAACTTTTGAACAACAAAATAGTAGCCCATACAATTATTTTAAATTCACTTTAAGTAGTGGAAACATTTATGGTTATTATTTTTTATATGGAATTAAAGGTTAAATGAGTAGAACAAGAATAGTAAATGGTGTTGTTGAAGAATTAACAGCAGAAGAAATAACTGTTTTAGAAGCAGAAGAAAAAGCATGGAGAGATGCTAATCCAGAACCTACTCCTTTAGAATTATCATTAGGTAATTTAAGAAATAAAAGAAATGGTTTATTATCTAAAACAGATTGGAGTGCAAGTTCAGATTTAACAATGAGTTCAGAAATGAGAGAATATAGACAAAAACTTCGTGATGCTACTGAAGGTTTAGATACTGTGGAGAAAGTACAAGCATACGAATTTCCAACAGAGGTATTAAAGTAATGGCATACATTGGAACAGCTCCCACATCTGGACAATATTCAATCTTAGATGATATATCTTCTGGCTTTAATGGATCATTAACAACATTTAACTTAACAAGTGGTGGTACTGCTGTTACTCCTCAGACAGATGCTAATGCCTTAATATCTATTTCAGGTGTTGTACAATACACTTCAGATTATGCTATATCAGGTAGCACTATAACATTTAGTTCTGCTCCATTATCGACAGATACTTTTAGTGGTAGAGTTCTTGGTAATAGTAAAGATATTGGTACACCTACTGACGGAACAGTATCATCATCAAGTCTATCCTCTACTTTCTTCATGACTAACGGACAGACATTTAACAATATTAGTTTAGCGAGTGGCGATAATGGTATGGCAGTAGGCACTATCACAGTATCAGGCACTTTAACTATACCTTCAGGGAGTACATTTGTAGTATTATGAGTAAAATAGAAGTAAATGCAATCGAGCCAATATCAGGTAGTTCTGATGTTTTACTTGGTGGCTCATCTAAAAATATAAAATTTGCTAGTGGAACTACAGTAGATTTTTCTACTAATACACCAACAGTAAATGGATTACCATTATCTGGAACTGGTAATGGTTGTTATAGTAAACCAAATAATAGTGGTGCTTGGAGTTCTTCACAAACTATAGGTGCTGGATCTTTTACTACAATTACAGCTTGGGAAAATGTAACTACTATTGGTACTGGCGTATCTTACAGTAGTGGCGTTATAACTTGTGCTAATGCTGGACTATATTTTGTTCACATGATGGCTGAATCAAGCACAACTTCACAAACAGGACAAGTGTGTAAAGTAACACTAGAAGGTTCTAATAATTATGCCGCTGGTGGTAGAATGGAAATAGCAAGTATAAAATGTTATAATGATCTTGGTGATAACCTAAGACTTGCTGGTGCTTGTATAGTTCCATGTGATGCTAATGACACAATAGATTTTAAATATAGACATGACAACGGGCCATCAAATGTTGTTGTAAGAAATGGGAGCTTTTCTGTAATACAGTTAAGTACAAATATATCATAATGAGCATATTAAAAACAAATCAAATAACTGACTTAGGGGGTAACGAACTACTAACCAGTAATGGTAGTGGTGTTATCTCTAGTGGTGGTGCTATTACTAATACTCCAGCTTTTATGGTTGTAAAAGGTAGCGATCAAACAATTTCAACAGCAACATGGACTAAAATTACTTCATGGTCTACTCCTTTATGGGACACTGATAGTGCTTGGAGTACAGATAAATGGACTGTACCTACAGGCAAAGGTGGTAAGTATATTTTTCATGCTCATATTTATTTGACATCTTTTGATGATGGAAAAAAAGTAGAAGCAAGATTATATAAAAATGGATCTAATGCTGGTGGAACAACTACAGGAAGTTCATCAGTTAGAATAATGTCAAGTGGAACTAATCACGAAGTTGATATAGGTTGGAGTTGGATAGGAAATTTAAGTGCTGGAGATTACATTGAGTATTATGTAAATCAAAATAATGGAGATAACCAAACTTTTTATAGAGAAAGTTGGTTAAGTGGTCAAAGGTTAATAGGAGCATAACATGACATCAATTATTAAAGTAAATACAATACAAGATGTAGGTGGAAACAACCTATTAATATCTAATGGATCAGGAAGTATTACTACTAACAATATAGCTGGTAACAATACTCCAGCTTTTCACGTTAATAAAACAGATAGCACTTCGTGTAGTGCTAATAGTGCTACAAAGATTACATTTACAGAAGAATATTTTGATACTAATAATGCTTTTGCTGATTCAAAATTTGTTGTACCAAGTGGAGAAGATGGAAAGTATTATATTTACTTTCATGTTTCACAAGCAACTTTAGAAGATAACAAGTATGTATCAGCATATATTTATAAAAATGGGAGTATGTATGTAAGAGTAATTAACTATGGAAGTGGAAGCAACTCTAATCAATATACATCAGGCATTGCACTTATGAACTTATCTGCAAGTGATTATATAGAAATATATGTTAAACAAAATTCATCAGGTTCTCAAAATATTTCTGGCGAATCAGGAGAACCAAGAACTTGGTTTGGTGGATTTAAATTAATAGGAGCATAGCATGGCAATAACTAGATTAAACAACAACTCAATAACATCAATTACTGCTTTACCTAGTGCTGTAGCTGTAACTAATACTCCAGCTTTTATGGCTAGAAGAAATAGTAACCAGTCTTGTGCTAATGGTGCTGATACAATAGTAATATTTGATTCAGAACTTTTTGATACAGATTCAGCTTATGACACCTCTACTGGAAAATTTACAGTACCTAGTGGTAAAGGTGGAAAGTATTTTATCAGTACAAAAATTCGTACTTCAGAAACTGCCGATTGGAATAGTAATGAAATATATATTTTAGTAAATGGTTCAATACAATCTTATGCTGGTGCTTGGTTTGTAAATGATAATTATGGTACTTTAAGTACACAAATTACAATAGACCTCAGTGCTGGTGATTATGTACAGATTGCTTATTATCAAGGTTCAGGTTCAGCAAGAAATATTGGGAATCATTGTACTTTTAATGGATATAAATTAATAACTTAACAAAGAAAGGAAAAACAAATGGCTCAACTATCAACTAAAATAACACTTTACGCAGATTCTCTTGGAGTATCTTCTGTAGATTTTACTAAAGATGTTATGTTGCAAGATGATGGAGATGGTAATGGTGCATATATTAAAGAATGGAATCTTGATATTGCTCAACCAACTAACGATCAACTTGCTACATTTGAATCTGCTGGTGATACAGAAGAAAACAATAACCAAATAAGAGCAACTCGTAGAGCAGCTTATGGTGATATTGGCGATCAGTTAGACGAGATCTATAAAGATATGGATGCTTGGAAAGCTAGAATCGCACAAGTTAAAACAGATAATCCAAAGGAGTAAAGTATGTGTGAATACTGCAATGGCGAATGTATTTGTAGGTAATGCCTTCTCTTTCTGAAAAGACAGAGATAGGATTACCTCTTAAAAATCTATTAGGATTATTAGGTATAACTGCAACAGCAGTTTGGGCTTATTTTGGTATTATTGAAAGACTAAATAATATAGAAACTAGAGCTACTTTATTCGAAGCTGATCTTGTAAAAAACGCAGACCAAACTCCTATAGATCAGGAACAGTTTATGCTATTAGAATTTGTATCAGAACAAGTAGAAGGTATGTCAGAAGATTTAGAAAACATGGCACATAACAAAGTAAATATTATGAGATTACAAGCTGATATGGAAAAAGCATTAGAAGATATAGAGGAATTAAAAGATAAAGTGAGAGCAAACGGATATGGTAACTAAAGTAATTATAGCATTATTATTATTTTCTGGTGGAACTATGATTGAACATACTGTTACTGATGGTGTTAAAGATTGTCTTGAAAAGAAAAGAATCATTGAAAGAAATATGCAATCTGATACTGCAAGAGTATCTTGTGTTAAAGTAGAAGCACAAATAGAAACTGTAGAAGGCGTTGAATTTATTAGATCAATGAGTAAAGTAAATTAATGTATACAGAAGTTAAAAATAAAATTAAACAATCAGAAGGATATTCTGGAACTGGGTATTTTTTAGAATATCAAACTGATGCTGGAACTATTAAAGAAGACTTTATGACCATTGGTTATGGGCATAAAGTTGTAGATGGTGATCCTTATAAAGAAGGTATTGAATATTCTAAAGAAGTTTTAGAACAACAATTTGAAAAAGACTTTCTTGTGTATCTTCATGCAGCTGAAAGATATATTGGCAAGTGTGAAGTACCAGAAGTTATTAAAGATTGTGTTATAGAAATTGCCTATAATATTGGAGAACCTAAATTATTTCAATTTGTTAATATGCGTCAAGCAATGCAAGATGGAAATTTTGTTGAAATGGGGAATCAACTTAAAGATAGTAAATTGTATAGAACATTGACATCAAGATATGATCCAATGGTTAAATTAATACAAGAAGCATAATGAGTACTATAACGAAACTAGCTAAAATAGAACAAAAGCTAGATTCGATGCATAATGATTTAACTAAAAATAAACAAGATATAGAAGAACTTAAAAGAAAAATGAATATGGGTGCTGGTGGCATTAAAGCAATAGCTATATTTGGTGGTATTATTATAGCAATAACAGTTTTTGTTACTAAAATGTTAGGCATTAATGGTCAATGAAAGTTTTTCTTGTAATGATTTTTTGCGTACAAAATGCATTAACTCCTGTAGAAAATACTTGTGTAATTGAATATCAAAAAGAACCTTTTGATAATATTGCTACTTGTTTAGCAGAAGCAGCTAAAATTAAAAAAGATAATTCCGATCTTACAGATTTATATCTAACGGGTTTTTGTACAACTAAAACTATACAAGGTGTTTAAAAAATATTAATCTAAATTCGTGTCTAAGCGAATATTAGTAATAAGTGATACTCATTTTCCGTATCATCACGATTCATTATTTCCTTTCCTAAAGAAACTAAACAAACAATATAAGCCAGACACAGTTGTTCATATTGGAGATGAAATGGATTGGCACTCCATTAATGTAAGTCATGTAATTAATCCTGACTTACCATCTCCAGCTGATGAATTGTTAGGTGGTCGTTCTTTGTGTCATCAATTAGAAAAAATATTTCCTAAAATGGTATTACTAGAAAGTAATCATGGTTCTATGATACTTAGGCGAGCAATGGCAAAAGGTATGTCTAAATTCTTTATTAAAGATTACAATGAAATACTAGAAGTGGGTAAAGATTGGGTGTGGAAAGAGAAACATATTATTGAAACTGATAAAGGAAGAATTTTGTTTGCTCATCAATTTAGTAAAGATATTGCTAAAGCTGTTAAAGAATCGTCTATGTCATGTGTGCAAGGACATTTTCATACCACCTCAGAGATCAAATATGTAGCAAATGATTTTCATTTGAATTGGGGTATGTCGGTTGGGTGCTTAGTAGATAAGAAATCTTTGGCTATGGCTTACATGAAAGTGAATTTAGCCAAGCCAGTATTATCTTGTGGAGTTATTACAGAAGGTATACCTTATATCGTTCCTATGGTTTTAAAGAACAACGGGTCATGGGATAATAATATCTATTTATAAGGAGTAGAAATGAATATATTAAATAAACTATGGGTTAAATATGAGGCAATTCTTGGTCATTATAAGATATGGATGATAATTAGTGCTGTATTATTAGCTGCATTAATACTTACCTAATGTTAAATCTATTAGGTGCTATTGGACCTATTGCTAAAATAGCGTTAGGTGTTGTTGATAAGTCTGTTCAAGATAAAGACTTAGCAGAAAAACTTAAATCACAAATAACTTCGCAGATGTTAGATAACAAAAGCAAAGAATTACAAAGTGCTGCATCTATTATTCAAGCTGAAGCAAGTAGTAAGCACTGGCTTACTGCAACTTGGCGACCAGCTCTTATGTGGATTTGCATTATAGTAATTTTTAATAATTATATAATTCTTCCTTTTGCTAATCTTGTATTCGGTGCTTCGATAGAGTTAAGCATTCCTGATCCAATGTGGAATTTGCTTACAATCGGTGTTGGTGGGTATATTGCTGGTAGAAGTGGTGAAAAGATAGCCCAGAACTGGAAAAAATAGTCTTTTAAAAGCCATACAGGGGGTAATTAAATACTCCCCTGTATGATTAAGTACCTTATTAAAAAGGTATATCTGCTGGTTCTTCTTCTAAAGATTTTAATACTTTTGTATCTACTGGTTTAGAAGTTTTAGCAGAACCTTCTGGTCTGCCTATCATTTTAAGCATTCCTTTAAATTTAGCTATTACGATCTCTGTGGTGTACTTAGTAACACCATCTTGTTCGTATTTTCTAGTTTCGATCTGACCTTCTAAATAGAGTGTCTGACCTTTCTTACAGTATTTTTCTACTGTGTCGGCAACCATAGGATCAAACACAACAACATTATGCCATTGTGTCTTCTCCTGTAGTTCTCCATCTTTAGATTTAAATCTTTCATTAGTTGCTAGATTTAATCTTGCAAATTTAGAACCACCAGTAGTTTCTTTTATTTCTGGATCTGCTCCAAGATTACCAAGTAAGATTGCTTTGTTAATAGTCATATTTATTTCCTTTCACTATTTTAGTTCATCGTGCCTCTCTCTGACACATTCATCAATCACACTATCTAAATATGATCTTCCTTGTGTTATTAGGTAAAAGATTTTCTTATACCATGCTAACCCTTTATAAACATTATTACATATTTCATAATGATTATCACCATCAAAATTTTTAATGGATGATTGGCATACGTCATGCCATAACATATCTGGGATTGTTCTCATTTTTTTCCTTTCGATTATAACAACGAATGCATATTAATTTTATCATCATAGCTTTTGTGTATTTCTTTTTACACTTACTACAAGATTGAATAATAAAATTATAAGATTCTAGTTTAGTTACATGATTCATTTGATTTAGTCAGGGGTAGTGCAAAGACACATTGGGTACACCGAGGTTCACTACCCCTGATAGTTTTGCGAAGAACTACCTCAGGACCCAACTGGTTAAGATATTTTTTCTACTTTAGCAGAGCCAATACCTAAATCCTTTTTGACTTGTTCGACATATTTACTACTTTCAAACAAACCTAAAAATACATCTGCTGACATACCAAGATGACTAAATGCTTTTGTTAATGCATCAGTCATAACTTTTTTACCAGCTTCATCATCAAACTTACCTTTGCTATTTTTCAAAGGAAGTAAAGAACATACTGGACCATAACTATTTGCTTGGTGTTTTGTCCAGACAGTTACTTCAGCTGATATATAATCATCAGCATAATGATACTTTACATCATAACCCCAGCCATGTCCACATGGACCAAAGTTTTCAGTCATTTTACCAATTTGATACATTGGATCTATACTAGTAAAACCACGACCGAAGGTTACTTCTTTAGTAAATCTAGGATCAGTTACTTTTAATTGATCCCATATTTGTTTATTAGTCTTTAATTTCTCACTCATTTAAACACAATCCTTTCCTGATTTGTTTTGTGAATCCACACAATAACATTTCTGTTATTATGATTTTTTCTTCTATTACCAGAATCAATTATTTTATTTTGTTCTGATAATTCTGTTAGTCTTGGTCTTATATTTAGTAAATCTTCTTCTAAATATATTGCAAGTTCTTCTCCTGTCATACCTAATTTAAAGTATGACAAAACATCTTCAACTCTATGTAAGAGCTTGGCTCTTTTATAAGAACCAATTTTTTCTGCTGCTTCTTTACTAGTAGTATTATTAGTATAACCAGCACTATTAGGATATTTCATGCTATTTCCTCTACTAAATATTGTGTTTTTCTTTTCTTTTGATAATCCTGATACCAATCAAAATGAGGTATTGTTTTATCTTTAATACATAAATACAAATATTTTTCTGCTAATACTAAATCAGCAATATATTTATCATCTCTTTCTACTTTGAAAATATGATGATTCATATTACCAGTAAATATTGATAAATATGCTAGACTAAAATCTAATACATTCATGTAATGTTGTAGTTGACCATAATATTTTTGTACTTGGTCTCCTACTGGTTTAAAAGGATTAGTATGTTTAGCTTCAAAGATACCTTCTTCGCCATCTCTATCTCCTTTTTCGTTTGAATGAACTAAACCATCTACTCTAGCGTGTGCATATGGTTTATCTGGATCAGTCCATATATCATCTGAAGTAGTTACTGGTAATCCAGTAACCATTGTAAACCAATTACGATTTAATTCTTCGGTTGCTATACCCATCTGAACTGGTAATACATTAGATAGATCAGTAGTTACTTCATTGATCTTATCTTCTACAATTTTACGCCATTCATTATAAGTACCAAGAACAAGTTTGTTGGCATCACTGCCACCAATAGTCTTTAGGACCTTAAACTCCGTTCCCTCTTTTTGTTTTTGTATGTCTTCCATTGTTCGATTTCCTCTCGATATTTTGCGTACAACAATTCGGCTTGATAATACACAATTTTATTTTCGGCTACTTTTTTTGAATTATATAAATAGTCAAACCATCTGGCTTTATTATATTCCAAATACTTATAACCAAGTTTAGTAACAAACTCTCTTTTTTTTTGTTTTCTTTCCATTGGAGAAAGTTTGTTATCTTCTACTGCTTTTGATAATTTTCTTAATAGTTCATTTATATTCTGCATCTATTAAATCCTTCCAATTTTCAAAAACAGCTTTATTTACATCTTCATGTAAAACTTTTAAATTACCTATATAGATTTCGGTGGGACTACCCACCTTTTTATTTACTTTATTAACTTCATCTTTAGTTAATGAAATATATAATTTTTTATTATGATATATTATCCTCATTATTCCTCAACTCTAATACAATATCACAATCTAAAGCATCTGCCCAGCAACAAAATAAATAGCCACTCGGTTTCCTTATGCCTACTTCCCATTTTGATACTAGACCTTTAGCTACTCCTAATATGTCATCAAGATTAGCTTGTGTAATATTCTTTTTATTTCTAGCTTCTACGAATTGAGGAATAACTTGTGAAAAAAATTTTTTACCCAAAGCATATTCCATATTCAAGAAGTATTATTTTTTTATACGAAAGGCAAGGATCATATGTCATTACGGCTACTACCTTGCCTTAGGTATATTTGCTCCAACTCGATTCCTCTAGTAATCTTTCAGAAGCTGACCAACACACGCTTTAACTAGGATATAACGCCTGTATTAATCGTTGACACACTTCTGTCAAGCAGTCGGTATGAGTTATACACTCCGACAAGTGTTATTCGGTGAGACTGGAGTTTCACCGAAACTTTTACGAGGGTGGCCAGAACGGCAGTATCATATCTGGATTAGTAGAGATCAAGCTACTTAGACCACGCACCCTCTCCCTAAAGGGAACTCAATTCGCTACAGGCGAGGGATTAGTGTTATTACCCTCATGCTTTCAGCTACAGATATACATTCATCATTTACCTACTTACAACCACCTCTGATTACCTCAGGCATTTGCCCATACTTCATCTTTAGTGTACCTTACGCCTCTGTATAGACGTTATTCAGTCAGCCGATATTGACAGCTAATCAATATCACGAAACTTTTATGGGTGGTGGATTCGTTTTCATTTATATCCACGCATTAAGTTAATTAAACTAGTATTACGATTCAACGCCCAAACTTTTATGGGGTGCGTATGCACCCCAAAATTTTTTTAGTTAAATACTGTCATATTAGCAACTTTTCTTTGTCTATCATATACTGTATTGATAGATGCACTTGGGTAATGTGTTGCCCAATGAGTGTATGCTTGATATGCAGTAAACAAATTATCTCCATATCTACTACGATATTTAGTATATTCTTTATCTATGTATTGAGCCATTGCTTGATTAACATGACTTTTATCTTTAGCAGTTGGCTGAAAACATAATATATTAATATGATCTTTAATATCATTTTGAGATACATTCTCATTATACCAATCATTTAAATATGTAGTAACTTTGCCTAAGTTTTTAATATCAGTAGTATTTTGGCTACTATCTAAGACAAAATCTTTCTTACTGCTATGTCTTTTAGTAATATATATATCCCATAGTTTATGACCTAAACCATTAGTACATATTTCATATACATAACTAAGTAATAGTATATATGATCTAGTACCATTTAAACTATTAAACATAGATCCTTTTAATAATATTTTACTATCTTTAAAAGGTTGTTGATATTTCGGTAATGTAAAATCATATCTTAATACAGTTCCATCAGGTGATGAATGAGGAGTAATTATCATACCCTCAGTATCAAAATGATTATCCAAATAAGTCATTGTATTTACTAAACATTCTTCATTAGTAAATACTTGATATGATTCTTTTTGTACTGCTAATAACTGGTCTGTTGTACCATTTCTTAGCTGTTTATAACCTTTAATATGTTCACCTTGTTGGTTATATATAGGCATTTCTTGAACTGGAAAAAATAAATGTGCATTTTTATCCAGTTCGGTTTGTATTAGTGTATTCATTGTATAGTCCTTTCCTCTTATACAAAACTAGATGGTAGTCAATGGATTACCATCTAGTTCGGCATAAAATCCATCAATAGCAATATCAGTTTCTTTAATAATATTGTCTATCAATTTTATAGAAGTATTTAATTGTTCCCCTCGAACAATTTTCGCATTAGTTAACCCACTTAACAATACATATACTTCTTTTAGTTTTTCTCGATCATTTTCTAGATCAGAAATTTGTCTTTCTATATCTTCCATTTGGTCTTGATACATTGCTTTAACTTTGCCCATAAATTACTCCTTTATTTTCTTTAATAGTTTTCTGTGTTTATTACCTAAATCACTAATTAATTGAGTTAATAAATCAACTGTTGTTTCTAATGATATAACTCTTTTTAATAAAACAGCATGAGTATCATTTATACGTTTATGTATATCATTATTTAATTCTAGAGCTTTATTTATAGTTAGATTTATCTCGTGTTGGTCGTAATTTTTATCATTTTTCATTTTAAAATGCTCCTAAATGAGATGCTTTATACGGATCGAAGTTAGCATCTTTTTCTTCGTTAATTTCAGATTTAAATTTCTCATCAAATTCATATTTATTACCACTCGGTTCATCTATGTTTCCATATATTGCACCAGTGCTTACATCATAAATATATCCTTCTTTTGATATATGAAATACTTTCTTCTGAATACCAAATGCTTCGGCACGATTCATTTGTTTCTCCATCTTATTTACTCTATATAAATTTAACATTGTTTCAGAGTATTTAGGATTGATTGCATTATGATAGTACCATACTGCTCTATCTTTTGCATATTTGTATACTACTGTTGTAGCAACTGCTTTAGCAACTTTCGGTGCTAATTTTAAAGTCCATTTAATCATGTTATTCTGTCCTTTCTACAAACGGAAATACTAAATCATTATTTTTTTCAATCATTTTTTCTTTGATTAAATCAAATTCATCTTCTTTATTGATTTGAAATTCAATTATTTTAATTGCATCTTCAATCCATTTATAATAATGATCTACTGTTTCTATATCCATACCTTCGTTATTATGTTTTAATTCATACTGAACAGCTTTAAATCCTTTTAACTGTTCGGTTAACTTTTCTTTATTTGTCATCTCTATTCCTTTCTACTACTAGATGAAATCTTAACATAAAGTATATTATTAATAACCATATTATTGCTAATATCATTTTATATCCTTTCTTATTTATCGCTTTCGGTTTTATAGAGGGGAGCGCAGCGACCCTTTTTTTTTTTGGGTTGCGTATGCAACCCGAATTTTTTTGGTGATGACTATCACCAGATAAGGCGTATTAACGCCTTATCATAAAATGTTTTTATTATGAAAAAACCTTATTCAGCAATCGCTGGTATCAATTCAGATCCAGTAATAACCTTTGGTAATTTTTGGTTATGTTTTGCTAACCACTCCTGACCTTTAATACTTTTTGATTGTAAGTTCTTTAGATCTTTAACTTTACCAGATGAATAAGGAACATATTTTTCAATGTGTGTTTCGTAAAACTCAACAGTTGCTTGCCTCTTGGTTTCAAGTAATTCAAGGGTATATTGCATTCTTTCAACAGACCACTCAATTTTGCTTAATTGTTGTGAGTATGTTTCTTGACCTTGAAATGATGCTTTAACACTATTAATGTTAGAACCATTAATTTCTTTGAGTTTTTGGTACTCAATAGCTTTTGCGTCCATCAATGATTTTTGATTATTGATTCTGTAATCTAATCTTCTGATCTCAGAGCCAACCTCACATTTTAGATTGAACATATCATCATACTGCAACAATGCTTTATGTTGAGTATTTAATGCTGATGTTGTATCAGTTTTAACAGATGCTAGTACTTCAGTTTCTTTTTGTTCTATTGTAGTCATTTTAGTTCTCCTATTTAAGATATTATAATTTATATTATTTATATATTTTATAATATTGTTATATGGTGTTATCTCCATGATAACGCCTTGTATTTTAAAGAAACTAATAGAAAATAATATTAAAGAGCTTGGCAGTTACTGCGACCACTTGTTATTCTCTATATCGCTGGGTGGGGACCCAGCGTAATAATGTATGCATAGTCAAGTTGTCCTCTTTATTATTATTTTTACTTAGTTTCCCAGCTAGGTTCTAAAGGATTTAAGAATCCTTTATGAGATAAGTGGGGGTTTGGGGGTTGTGTACCCCCAACAAAATATGCAGTGTATTCAGTAAGATATTCAATGTCTCCATTTTCTTCTTGACATCAATATTTCTTATCTATAACTAACAAGAGGTGCCTACGCAAGAAACGCAATTAACCGACAAAGAGAAGTCAGCAGTAGCAAAGTATGGACTAACAACCAAGCAAGTAAGGTTGGTAGATACACTTGTAGCCACAGGATGTAGCATCAAAGAAGCATCAGTAAAGGCTGGATATTCAACGAAAGATGGGGGTAGAGTACAGGCGTCACGAACACTACGAACATCAAAGGTACAAAAGTACATGATGGATCAGTGTGCGAGAACACTAGGACTAGGAGCAGTGGTTGCGTCAAACAAACTTGTCCATTTAGCTGGTGGAGCCAAGAGTGAGTATGTACAGTTAGAAGCAAGTAGAGATATACTTGACAGGGTTGGTCTACGCACCCCCGACAAAGTTCAGCATAGTGTCGAAGGACAACTGAAGATCAACATAGACCTAGGATAGTTTGAAACGCAGACAACACTGCTTAGTTCACTACGAGGGGGTGGGGGGTTAAAAACTGCTTGATTCGGTAGTGAACAGGTGTTACACAAACATTAGATGTCAAAAAAGTACTTCAACATAGTTCAAATCCTGAACTGGAGTAGAGAAGAACAAGTTAAATATAAGGTTTGTTCGGTTAAAGACTGTAAAGAATGGGGAAGTTTCGGAATAAATGAGAATAATCGCTATTATTTTC